GCACCGTTCAATGTACCAACGAATTTTGTATTTGTTGGGGCTTCGAATGTGCCTTCTGTTGTACGAGCAAATGCAGAAGTTGTTGCTGATTGAAGTACTGTCAATGAAGCAGGACTTACAACACACCAGTTACCAGCACCACGACGTGTACGTTGTGCGATCAAGTTAGCAACACGGTTGATAAGAACAGCTAAAGCAGCGTGTTCGTCACCAACGTATGTAGCAGTACCTGATACTGTTGCTTGGTTATATGTATACTCAGTAGCAGCTAATGTGCTTAAGCTGAGTAAGATTTCCTGATCGATTTCAGCAGTAATTTCTTGAGCAAGTGCTGCCATGATTTCTGCTTCAACGTCAATGCCATGTTGGCTTTGGGCGTCTTGTGCAGCTTCGAATGTCCAGCGTGCTTGTAACTTACGTGATTTAGCTTCAACAGCTTGACGTAATATTTGTACAGAAATTTGCTTACCACCATTACCTTCGAGAGTTGCTGTATCAGCACCTGTATAGTAATTGGTTGATGTTGCGTTCTGTGGAACACGTGAATATGCTTGCGCAATTACGAATGGACTTAAAGCTTCTTGACCAGCTTGTACACTTGTTTGTGCTGCTGAGTTGTCAGTCAATGACTGAGCATAGCGAACACGCAATGTATGAATCTGACCAACTGGGCCTGTCATTGGTTGAACACCAACTAATTCGTTTGCGATAACAGTTGGCATAACACGACGGATTACTGGAAGAATCACACGGTTTAATGTTGCGATATTACCAGCAGTTGTTGTGCCTGCAGTGCTTTCAGCAAGCAACTGTTTCTTGGTGTTTTCTAAAATAACACCCATTGTTGAGCGGCGAGTGCCTTTTAAGCCTTCTAACAGGGCCTCTTTGGTCTCGTCCCAACGGCTTTCTAAGAGTACTTTTGACATTTTCTATTTTCTCCTAATATGTCTAAAATTTAAAGCCCTGCCAAACGTCTAATGTCAATAACGTTGTCACGCTCGTCAACATCAACTTCTTGTTTTGGGGCAGTTTTGTTACCAGTTACTTCTGCAATAACACTTTCATTGATCATAGCCTTTTTAGGTGCTGCTTTCTCTGAACCTGTATTGAGAACTGCTGGTAAATATTTGTCGAAAGCGGCCTGCAATTTTGTTGTTTGGACACTTTCTAGTAAAGATTGCATTACTTGTGATTTCTCTTTGTTTAAAGTACTGAGTAATTGGCTCATTACTTTTTCACGCTGAGTTGATTCTTTAATAATACGAACTTCACGATCCTTTGATTCTACTAACTTAGCGGCTTCCGCTGCTTTGCTTGTAGCTTCAGCTAATTGTTGTTCTTTTTGCTCTAAAGCTGAAAGAAGTTTGCGAGTTTCTGCATTCTTATCTAAGTAAGTTACAGAGTATTCACTTGCAAAGGCTTCAAACAACTTGCGACCAAAGTTATTTTCTTTAGCTGATTTAATATCTTCCTTGAGTTGTGAAATTTCACCCTTAAGATGAGATGTGACTGCTGCATTAATTCTTTTTGCACTTTCATTGACAAATTTTGTCTTAAGTGCTTCAAGTGTTTTGCGGCCTTCAGCAACCAACTTAACTTTGGTCTCAACAACTGCTTTCTTGTCTTGCGAGAATTCTTTAATTTCTTTAGCAAGAGCATGAACTACAAATTGTTCAAGCTTACGTTGATTCTCAAGAGCAATCTGACGATCTGCACGTAATTCTTTAATTTCTTCGGCTAATTTTGTAACCATAAAATTATTGAACTTTGCTGCATTTTCTTTGAGCTTCATTTTTGCTTGTACGCGATCTTCGTTAAGAGCCTTCTTTTCTTCATGAAATTCTGCAATTTCACTTTGTAGGCTTTCGGTTATCATCTTATCTAGGGCTTCTACCATCACAATTCTGTCGTGTTCATAACGTTGTGCAAACTCTTCGTGGAGTTCGGAACGTACTTGATCACGGGCTTCCATCAACTTAGATTCCCAGACTTTGTTTAATTCTTGTCCGACATCTTCGTTGATTAAACCACTATCGAGCAATGGTTTGATAGCATCTAGCATATCTAGTTCCTCTATTTAATTTTAAGTTCCTTGATCAAACGAGTTACCTCGTTCTTCAAGTATTCTTGTACCTTTCTGTCACCGCTAGCTTCCTTAGCAACTTCAAGTATTTTATGACCATGTCTCATATTCATAAGACCTTCATAAATTGCTTTTGGGTATGCGTTTGGTGCGCTTGGCTGAGCAACAATATCAACAGTGATTATTTCAAAATCACTTACACGGCCATCCCTGTCATCTACATTACCTGATCCACGACTGGACACGCCAAGTTTAACACCACTCTCCAACATGGTAGTTACTAACTGACCCATTGGAGTTGGTAGAATCTTTAATTTGCCAAAACCATTAGGACCGTCCATCCACATATTAGTAATCATATGTGATACACGGTCTAAATTGATTTTTAAGTCATCTGGGTGATCGACTTCACCTAATACACTATGACCTGTTGTAATCTGTTCGTTAAGAGTTTTTACGGCGTTTTCAATTTCAGAGACAGGGTAAATACGCTCATTTGCGTTCTTTACCCCACCCTGGATGAAGATACCTTTCATATACAGGTTCTTCTTATCGCCTTCTTCTTTAACACTTTCTACCACGATTTCAGCGCGGTCAAATGTTAAATTTTCTTTGAGATACAAAGCCATTGTTTCTCAGATTCCTTACTTAGCTACAGGACTTTTATGGTTCGCTGAACCATCTTTTGTCACTGGTTTTGGTGTTGAGTCACCTTTGTCTTTGAAGTTGTTTTTGCCTGGAACATTCTTGAATTGACCTGCTCCTGGTAAATTACCTTCGCCTTTTGTATAAGCATCGTGTGGCTTTTTAGGACCTGTTGGAACAGTTTCAGCATCGCCACTGAATTTTACTGGCTTGCTTGCCATTCCTTTTTGTCCTGAGTTGAAAGCTACTGTGCTTTTCTTGTTTGAACCATCGTCACCATGTTTTGGTGAAGGAACTTTAGGAAGATTTACGTTTTCCATGACACTTTCTTCCATGTCTTCGTCTTCATCGTCATCACATTCACATGGTGATTTATGACAATGTGAACACATACGACCTTCTTCTAAATCTTCTTCATCTTCTTCATCATGTTCGTCTTCGAGGTCATGAGTTTCTTCTTCGCCTGCTTCTTCAGCTTCGTCATCGAATTCGGCATCTTTATCATCATGTTCTTTGCCCATGAGTTCTTCAAACTCTGCCATTAATTCGTCTAATTTGTCTTCAACGCGAACTACACGATCTTCAATATCGTGATGTGCTGATTCTTCATCGCTCATGTCGCCCTGTTCGTCGCCAGATAAGTCGAATACTGCACTTTCTTCTTCATCTTCGGTCATGCCTGATTCTTCAGCATTAATTTCGTCAAGTAAATCGCCTACTTGACCGCCCATGCCGCCTTCGTCCATGCCTTCGTCCATGCCTTCTTCCATACTCATCATTTCTTCGTCCATGATTGATTCATAGATTTGGCGTGACTTTTCTACAACGATTTCGTGAAATAATTCACTTGCTTTTTCTTCATTTTCATTGATAATAAGATCAATGAGTTGTTCAAATTTTTTATTGTCCATTATAATTCTCCTGAGTTGTTTACAAATGGCTTTGTAAAGTTATTTAGCGAGTAGCACAAAAAAGTACTCAATATAGTACTATTTTTTACGTTTTTAGGAGATAAGTGCTATTATAATGTGGGAGCACCAGCACCTTCAGCTGGTTTTGCGCCGTATTGTGCGCGAACTTTTGTTAGATATTGTTTCTTTTCGTAGTTGCGAACATCTAACATTCTACGTAGTTTACGTATTTGTTTAAGTGTTAATTTGGTTTTACGTGATGTTCTCCATACAGGTTTGCTGTTATCAGCATTGGTATCCTGATATCCTGCAACTGGTGGGTCAAACATTTCTGTGAGTTTCATACAACTATTTATCTATTATCCAATTGCGCCAGGTGTTGCTAATCCACCTGCTGCGGGTGCGCCTGCTGCGCCTGCTGCTGCACCGGCTTGTCCTGCTGGAGCTGCGCTTACTGGACCTGCGACATTTTCTGGGCCTAGTCCTTCTTCAGGTGGCGCATTCATTTCATCTGCTGTTTTTTGATCAGATTCTAAGTCGCCTACACTGACACCAATGCTTCTAAGGTCACTACCTTTAGGCTCATCAATAACATCTTTCTGATTTTCTTCACGCCATAATTTTTCATTTTTGGCAATTTCTTCTTCAGTCAAGCCTAAAAATCTTTCCATTGCAAAACGTTTACTAATATAAGGATATTGTTCAACTGCTGTAAATGTGTTTACACGAGCAGTGTCCATTTCTGATTGACGATAGCTAGCAAAGTTTTGTGGTGGATTAAATGTAAGTTGAAATAAACCGCTATCAATATTAAAGCCTCTCCAACGTAAGAATAGTTTAAATTCTTCGTCTAATTTAAGAGCCATGTAATTCTGTAAACGTTCACAATATTGATTGAAACGAAATTCTTGAATCATTGCTGTGCCAACACGACCATCGTTCATTGGGGTAGTATTGTCATCTGGGCCTGTTGGTAAATAACTACTTGGAACACGTAAGCCACGTGCTAATCTATTATTAAAGTATTTTAAGTCATCGATTTCACCAAGATTTTGAC